CATATAAGAGAGAAAGACTCAATATGAAATCTGGTGGTTCAGGAACATATGTTCAAGATGAAATTGTTTATCAAGGTGCAACTCTTGCGACAGCAAACGCAAAAGCCACTGTATATGGTTGGAGTGCTACGCCAAGAAACTTGGATATTATAAGAGTCATGGGCACTTTTGCAAATAATGCGGTGTCAATTGGTGCAACATCAAATGCTCGGTTTACTACTGCAGGTGTTTCTAATGATACAGTCTTTGATAATACTGCGTTTGAAGATATTACTGATAATACAAGAATAGAGACTGAAGCAGATGCAATTATAGACTTTACTGAACATAACCCTTTCGGTGAACCATAATGCTAGGTAATGATCATTTTTATAATAGGACAATTCGAAAGATTGTTGTTGGATTTGGTTCAATGTTTAATGATATTCATGTTGTCAGATATAATACTGCAGGCACAACATCATATGAAAGTTTCAAGATTCCTTTAAATTATGGACCAAAAGAAAAATATGTTACAAGAATAACTACTGATCCAACTCTGACAAAATCTATTGCAACTTCAGTGCCGAGAATGTCATTTGAGATGACAGGAATGTCCTATGATTCATCACGAAAATTACCATCAACATTGATGAATTTTGCAGGTGAAACTAATACGGCAATCAAAACTCAGTATGTTCCTGTTCCATATGACTACCAATTCTCATTATCAGTATATGTCAGAAATACAGAAGATGGAACACAAATATTAGAACAAATATTACCTTTCTTTACACCAGACTTTAATATTACGGTAGATTTTATTCCTTCTATGGGTAAAAAATATGATATGCCCGTTATATTAAATTCAGTATCTAATGAGACAAGTTATGAAGGTGATCTCATGTCAACCAGACTTATTATCTGGAATATGGAATTTACATTGAAGGGTTATATCTGGCCTCCTGTTCAAAGCGCAGAAGTTATTAGACAAGCAAATACAAGTATATTCATTGAAACAAGAACAAAAGATGCTCAAAAAGTTTATGTAGATTATGCAAACGGAACCAGTTATTTCACATCTAATGAAACTGTTCGTGTTGAAGACCGAAATGTCTTTGGTGAACTATTGTACTTTAGCAATACAAGTTCAGGAACTGTTGTTGTAGGATATCTAAATGATCTATTGCAAGTAGGAGATAAATTGGTAGGTGATAGAAGTAATGCATCATATATAATTAAAACATTAGATACTAATCCATTAAAATCTATGCTTATTGTTACCACTCCTAAGCCTATAAATGCTGCGCCGGATGATGAATTTGGATTCTCTGAAACAGTAACTAATTTTCCTAATATATCATGAATAAATTAAACTCAAAACTATCAGATATTTTTGATATAGAACCAATTGATCTTGAAGATGGAGTTGTTGTTCCGCATTCTATATCTGATGATGATGCTGAATATGCAAGAACTAACATTAGGGCTTTGATTGAAAAGGGCACTGACGCAATGGGTGATCTATTATCTGTTGCGAAGGCTTCTGAACATCCAAGAGCCTATGAAGTTGCAGCAAACTTCATCAAAAATCTTGCTGATTTAAATAAAGATTTGCTTGAGATACAAAAGAGAAAGAAAGAACTTTCTGGTGAAAAAACCAGCAATACATTGAATGTGGATAAAGCGGTCTTTGTTGGCTCTACAACCGAATTAGTTAAATTTCTAAAAGATAAAGGTAATCATGGAACTATTGATTCAACAACTTAAAGTAATTTTAGGTACAAATTTTGGTTTGTATTTAAAGTCACACAACTATCATTGGAATATTGAAGGTTCAAATTTTCCCCAATACCATGATTTTTTAAACACATTTTATAATGAAGTTTTTGCACAAACTGATCCTATTGCAGAACATATTCGATACTTAGATTCATATGCACCTGGTTCATTTTCAAGATTCCTAGAACTATCTGCTGTTGAAGAAGCAACAACTGTGCCTGATGCACATACAATGTTTATTACATTGAATGGAGATAACGACAAATACATTATGCAATTAAGAGCAGGTATTGTTCTTGCTGAAGAAGCAGGTGAACCTGCTGTTAGTAACTTTTTACAGGAACTTCTTGGTGCTCATCAGAAGAAAGCATGGATGCTGAGAAGTATCATAAAATAAATGTCTGACGGTTATTTAGGAAATGACAGACTCAAAAGAGTCGGTATTGAAATATCTTATACTGAAGAGCAGGTCAAAGAGATACTGAAATGTGCTGAAGATCCAGTATATTTTATTAAAAATTATGTAAAGATTGTCAATGTGGACTTAGGTTTGGTTCCCTTTGAAATGTGGCCATTTCAAGAGAAAATGGTTGAACAATTTCATGATAATAGATTCTGTGTATGTAAAATGCCACGACAGGTTGGTAAAACAACCACTACTATTGGATATATGTTATGGAGTGTGCTATTTCAAGCTGAATACACTATTGGTATTCTTGCGAACAAAGGATCATTGGCCCGTGAAATTCTTGGCAGATTACAGAAATCCTATGAATATTTACCTCTTTGGTTGCAACAGGGTATTATCACATGGAATAAAGGTAATATTGAATTAGAGAATGGATCAAAGATTTTTGCATATGCAACCTCTGCATCAGGTGTTCGTGGAGGAACATACAACTTAATATTTCTTGATGAATTTGCATTCGTTCAGCAGAACATGGCAGTTGAATTCTTTCAATCTACCTATCCAGTTATATCTTCGGGTAAGACAACAAAAGTTATTATCGTATCTACACCTAATGGATTGAATCAATTCTATAAGATGTGGACAGATGCAATAGAAAAAAGATCCACATATGTACCGATTGAAGTTCATTGGTCTATGGTTCCAGGCCGTGATCAAGCATGGAAAGATGAAACTATTAGAAATACCAGTGAAGAGCAGTTTCGGCAAGAATTTGAAACTGAATTTATTGGATCTTCTGCAACTCTGATTTCAGGTGCAAAACTAAGAAGTCTTGCATTTCATAATCCGATATCTTCAATTGAAGGATTTGATATCTATGAAGAACCTATCATGGGTAGATTATATATTTCAACTGTAGATTGTGCCGAAGGCGTTCAGCAAGACTATTCAACAATCAATGTTTTAGATGTTACTCAGACACCATATAGACAGGTTGCTAAATATAGAAATAACAAGTTACCTTTATTGTTTTTTCCAACTGTTATCTATTCAGTTTGCAGAAAATACAATGAAGCATTTGCGCTAATTGAGACTAATAACATCGGTCAACAGGTCGTTGACATTTTACATTATGACCTGGAATATGAAAACGTATATAAGTTAGAGCATCACCACATTAAAGGACAGAGTATATCTGCTGGTTTTAAGAAAGCTACCAGTTTTGGTATTAAGACTACCAAAACTGTCAAAAAGATTGGTTGTGCAAATCTGAAGACTTTGGTAGAAAACAATAAACTGATTATTAACGATTTTGATACCATTGCGGAAATGAATACTTTCGTAAGAGTCCGGGATAGTTATGCTGCCGAAGAAGGAAATAATGATGATTTGGTTATGGGGTTAGTATTATTTGCATGGTTAACTGCACAATCATTTTTCAAAGATTCAACTAATATTGATATCCGAAAATTGATGCTGGCCGAACAAAATATGTACTTTGAAGAAGATATGGCACCCGTAGGAATCTTTGATGATGGTAGAACTGAAGAAGTTATTGTGGATAATGGTGATGTTTGGACGGAAAGAGGGTATTTATCCTCAACTTTGTAAAAAACTAAATAGATAATTAAAACGAATTGACCCGATAACATAAGGAGAAATCCATGGCATTTCAATTATCACCCGGTGTAAATGTATCAGAAATTGACCTGACTACAATTGTACCTTCTACTGCTACATCTATAGGCGGTTTCGCAGGTGTTTTTGCTTGGGGCCCTGTAAATCAGATTACAACTATATCTAATGAAGATATTCTTGTCAAAACTTTTGGCAAACCTGATTCTAATAATTATGAATACTGGTTCTCTGCTGCAAACTTCCTTGCATATTCAAATAATCTAAAAGTTGTTCGTACTGCTAGTGCGACCATGAAAAATGGAACAACAAAAACATCTGTATTAATAAAAAATAACGATGATTGGTTGGATAACTTTTCTAGTGGTGCAAATACCTATGGAGAATTTGCTGCAAAATTTCCAGGTGCAATAGGAAATACACTTAGCGTTTCTATGTGCGATGCAAATACCTTCAGTACATGGGCATATAAAGCAAACTTTAC